TAGCCAACAAATTTACGGTAAAGGTTTAGGAGCTACAGATTCAAACAGAAAGCCAGAACAATATGCTGAAATGATTACACTTCTAAAAAAAGATGTAGTTAGAAAATTAAGTTATGACCTAAAACTTATGGGTCAATGTGCTATGCAAGTAATCTATTCTAAAGACAGAAATAAGATTGCACAAATAGAACACATACCAGTAGAAACATTAAGAGCAGAAAAATGTAATGAAGATGGCGATATTCCTGCTTACTATTATTTTAAAGACTGGGCTAAATTAAAACCAAGCGACAAGCCATTAAGAATACCAGCGTATGGAATGTCAAAAGAAAACATTGAAATATATTACATAAAGCCATACAAGTCTGGATTTTATTACTATGCACCAGTAGATTATCAAGGTGGAATACAATATGCAGAATTAGAAGAAGAAATTTCTAATTACCATCTAAACAACATTATGAATGGATTAAGTCCTTCAATGTTAATCAACTTTAATAACGGTACGCCTAATCCACAAGAAAGGGAACTTATAGAAGCAAGAATTGCACAAAAGTTTTCAGGTAGTTCTAATGCAGGTAAATTTATTTTAAGTTTTAATGACAATAAAGATGCACAAGCTGAAATAACACCAGTACAATTATCAGATGCACATAATCAATATCAATTCCTTTCTGACGAATCACAAAGTAAAGTATTAGTAGCTCATAGAGTTGTAAGTCCTATGTTATTAGGTATAAAAGACAATACAGGATTAGGTAATAATGCAGATGAAATAAAGACTGCTTCCTTACTTATGGATAATACCGTTATAAGACCGTTTCAGGAACTTTTAATAGATTCCTTTGATGATATATTAGCTTACAATAATATTGCCTTAAACCTATACTTTATTACGTTACAGCCATTAGAATTTACTGATGTTGACAGAAGCGTACAAAGTGATGAAGATATAGAAGAAGAAACAGGAGTTAAAATGTCTGTTGAATTAAAAGAAGTAGATGGTTACGAAGTTTACGAAACTAAAGAAGAAGGAGAAGAACAAGCCGAAAAAATGGGATGTTCTGGTCATCACGAACACAAAGAAGGAGACAAGGTTTGGTATATGCCTTGCGAATCACACGATGAAATAGATTTAAAGAAACCTTGTGAAGCTGGTTACGAACAATACGGAATGAAAGTAAAAGGTGGTCGTTTAGTACCTAATTGTATTCCTATTAAAATGTCAGACGAACAAGGGGATGTAATTTTAGAACATTTAAAAGGAGAAGTAATAAATGACGAATGGGCTATTACAGATGTTAGAGATGTTGACAAAGAAAATATTTCAGATGACGAATGGGTAAATGCAAGTATAGTAAATAAAGAAACAACTTTAGAAAAAATTAAAAAATTAGTTGGTTTAGCCGATGAAATAAAATCCAAAAAAAAAGGCAGTTCGTATAGTGATTTAGATTCTAAAAATTATAAAATAAGATACCAATATTATAAAAAATCAAGTGCAAAATCTATACAAAAAGATGCTGACGGTAAAAGAAAAAGCACATATAAAACAAGAAAATTTTGTGAAAATATGATGCGATTATCTAAAAGTGGTGTTGTATATACAATAGAAGATATTGACAAAGCAAGTAGGGCAGGAATAAATGGAGAATTTTCTCCTAAAGGTAAAAAGACTTATGATTTATTTAAATATAAAGGTGGCTGTTATTGTCGCCACGCCTTTAAGCAAATTTTGTATCGTAGAAAAAAAGGTGCAGATGTAAGCGAAAACCTTAAAAATTATAGAAGAACTGGAGACATACCTTCTACATATAAACGAAATCCGTGGGGTAGTAAAGAAGCTAAAAAAGCAACATTTGATTTACCTAATCACGGCTCATTAAAATATACTTACTAATGGCAACAGCATTATTTATAAATAGAACAGACCTTGTTAGAAATTCCATTTTAGATGGAAATGTAGATACTGATAAATTTATACAGTTTATTAAAGTAGCTCAAGAAATAGACATCCAGAATTATACAGGAACAGATTTATATAATAAAATATCAACATTAATAGCTAATGGCGAAATTGATGACGTAGCTAATGCTAAATACAAAACATTACTTAACACACATTTACAACCAATGTTAATTTGGGCTGCACAAGTATATTATATTCCTTTTGCAGCGTATTCTATTAAAAATGGTGGTGTATTTAAGCATAGGTCAGAAACAAGTGAAACAGTAAGTAAAAACGAAGTAGATTATTTAGTAGATAAAGCAAGAGAATTTATGGAATATTATTCAAGACGCTTTATAGATTTTATGTCATTTAACCAGTCAGATTATCCTGAATATACAAGTAATACAAACGATGATATATACCCTGATTATGATGCTTTATTTAATGGATGGGTATTATGAGATATAAACCAAAACAAAAAAATATAGAAAAACTAAAGACGTTTTTAAAAAAACAAGAAAATAAAAATAAAAAATATGGCAAGTCTATTTAACACAAGAATATCAGATACTTATTCAGGTTTAATAAAAACTATTGATAATGCTGCTTTAACTGCAAGTCTAAAAGAATTAACAGACGGTTCAGGATTATCTACTGGAGTGTATATGAATAATGCAGGAGATTTTAAAGTTACTGCTATATTAGAATTTGGTTCTTTAAAAGATACAGGAGAAAATATAATCATAAGTAAGTTTGTAGATGCTGCAGATGGTATAGGAAATAACGACAACGATACAACAATTCCTACTACTGCTGCAATTATAGATTATGTAGCTGCTCAAATTACTATTGAAGATTTAGATTTTATAGGCGATACAGGTTCAGGTCAAATAGATTTAGATTCACAAATATTTGCAATAGGTGGAACTACTAACGAAATAACTACCGTAGCTTCTGGTCAATCATTAACATTATCTTTAGATTCTACAGGTGTTAATTTACCTGACAATTCAACTGCTATTACACAAACTGCAGGAGATAATTCTACAAAAATAGCTACAACATCTTATGTAGATACTTTAGATGCTGCAAGTGATTTAGACATTACAGATGGAACAAATACAGGAGATATAAACTTAAACACTCAATCATTAAGTATTCTTGGAACTACAAATGAAATAGATACTGTTGTAAGTGGTCAAGGTGTTACAATAGGTTTACCATCTACTATTAATACAAATTTAGTTGGTAACGTAACAGGTAACTTAACTGGCGATGTAACTGGCGATTTAACAGGAAATGTAACATCAACTTCTGTATTAGCAGATGGTGTTACTGCTACAACTCAATCTTCAAGTGATGATTCTACAAAAGTTGCGACAACTGCTTATGTAAAAGGTTTAAATAATGCAAGTGATTTAGATTTTACAACAGATTCAGGAAATGGTGCAGTAGTTTTAAATTCAGAAACATTAAGCGTAGTAGGAACAACAAATGAAATTGAAACATCAGGTACAGGTCAAGAAATACAAATAGGATTGCCAAGTTCTATTTCAACAAATTTAGTAGGGAATGTTACAGGTAATCTAACAGGAGATGTTACAGGAGACATTACAGGAGATTTAACTGGTAATTCAGCAGGAACTCATACAGGAGCAGTTATAGGAAACGTAACAGGAAATGTTACTGGAGATGTAACAGGAGACTTAACAGGTAATGCAGATACAGCTACAGCTTGGGAAACTTCAAGAGATTTATCATTAACAGGTCAAGCAACAGGAACAATATCAAGTGTAGACGGAACTAATAATGTAAGTGGTGCTGTAACATTAGATAATAATTCAGTAACAAGTAAAGTATTAACAGGATTAACTTCGCCTTCTGCAAGTTCTGTTTTAGCTACAGATACAATAGTAGAAGGATTTGGAAAATTACAATCACAAGTAAACGGATTAGCAGGTGGTTTAAGATTTATAGGTTCTTGGGATGCAGATACTAATTCGCCAGTATTAAGTGATGGTGGTGGAGAAGCTGCAAACGGAACAACAACATCAACAAGTGCAAACAAGTTAGTAGATAGTTCTGCTTCTTTTACTTCAACAGTAACAGTAGGAGACCAAGTAGTAAACCAAGTAGATGGTCAAACTGCATTAGTTTCAAACGTAGATAGTGATACAACACTTTCTTTAGATAATGATATAATGCTAACAGGAGAAGCCTATACAATAGATAATAGTCCTTTTATAACACAAGGTCATTATTACGTTGTAAGTGTTGGGGGTACTACAAGTTTAAATGGCGTTTCAAACTGGACTATAGGAGACTGGGTTATAGCAGGAGCAAACAACCAATGGACTAAATTAGACCACTCACAAGTTGACGGAACAGGAACAACAGGAAACTTAACTAAATGGTCATCAACAAGTGTAATAGCAGATTCTATAGTTTCTGAATCAGGAACTGCAATAACAGTAGATGGCTCATTAAGTACAAACACTAATTTAAGTTCAACAGGAGACTTTGCAGTAAATACAGATAAATTTACAGTAGCTGCAGCAAGTGGAAATACAGTAGTTGCAGGAAGTATAACAACTTCGAGTGAAATTGAAGCTGGTAGTTTAGATATTAACGGTAATGCTGACATAGATGGAAATTTAACCATATTAGGTACTACGGCTTTAGATGTTACAGGTAATGCAAATGACAATTGGGCAGGAAGATTTGAAAATACAGATTCAGGTGGTTTTGGTGCTTTAGTAAAAATAGCTGGTACAAGTGCTAACGAAAAAATATTTGAAGCAAGAGTAGGTAACAGTTCTAAAATGATTATTACTGGAGATGGAAACTCAACTTTTGCAGGAGATGTGACTGTTTTAAAATCTGGCGATGCATCTCTTAATATTACAAGTGGTACAACTAATACAGCAAAAATTAATTTAGGCGATAGTTCTAATAACGATGCAGGTATTATTGAATATAAAAATGATCCAGGTGGCTCTGACTATATGGCATTTACTGTTGCTACAACAGAAAGAATGCGTATTGATAATAATGGAAAAATTTTCTTAAATAATTCAAGTTTTAATTTTATAGGAACTAACACATCTGATGGCTCTGATACCCAAAGAATATATATAGGTGGGGGAGGAAGTGCATCTTCCACGCGAGGAGGTTTAATAAGTGTATATGGAAATGAAAACGCATCTACTTCTGAACAGGGGCAAGTTACATTAATAGGAGGAAGAACATCAACAGGTAATATTAGATTTTATACAGGAGAATCATCATCTGTAGAAAGATTAACAATAGACAGTTCTGGAAACTCAACTTTTACAGGAAATGTTTTAATTGGTTCTACTTCAGCAGCAGCAGGTGTTTTAGTTGTTGATGGTAATAGTGCTAATAACATTTGGGTTGTGGGTAGAGATTCAGATGGTACAGGTTCTTTAAGTTTTAGAAATGCTGCTGACAACGCTTATAATGCAAGATTAGAAGCTATAAGTGGAGCATTAAAAGTTGAAACTAATAGTACTTTAGCTTTAACAATAGACTCATCACAAAACGCAACTTTTGCAGGAAATGTAATTGTAAATGGGGGACAAGATGCTTTAACTATAAACACTACTGATTCAGACGGACCTTATGCAGTTTGGAAAAATACCACTAATGCAACTTTAGGTTTTGTTGGTAATGCTAATTCTTTAGCAGCGGCAGGTAATACTAATTTTGCTGTAAGGGCAACAAACGATTTGATTTTTGCTTCAGGTGGTGGTACAGAAAGAATGAGGATAAATGCACAAGGTCAAATGTGGCTTGGTGGTACTTATACAGGTGCAGATATTGCTAATGGAAACACTTCTTATTTAAATAATTTAAATGCAGGTGCTTTTAGTATTTTACACAGGAATGGACCTGATGCGTATGTACATTTTAATTCTTATTATACAAGTAGTAATACTTATATTTCAAAATATAATGGAACTGCATTTAGAATAGATGCAACTGCCAATAATACAGGTTTAAGTATTCATAAAGCACCTGATGTTGGTTCAAGCAATATTCAAACTTTTTCCCAAGTAATGACTGTAGGGTATGGCACATCTAACAACGTAGGAATCGGAGCAATTCCTACAAAAAAACTAACTGTTAATGCAGGTAGTACATCAGGAGATGGTATTAATGTAACTGGTTCTTCTTCGCCTGCTATATATATAAATGAAACTTCTGGAACTGTAAATAGTTCCTTTCAAAATGATGGAGCTGGAAGTTATTTAGGAACTTCAACAAGTCATCCTATGATATTTCGTACTGCTAATACAGAAAGAATGCGTATTTTATCAAATGGAAATGTTGCTTTTAATGCTACCTCTAATTTAAATGCTTCAAAGTTTCAAATTAGCACAGCAAGTGGATTAGGAGCAAATGTAGATGTTTTTATAGCAAACACTTCTGGAGTACCTTATGCAAATAGTGCAACTACTACTCAATTAAGTATGGGATTTTTATCTGGTACTGCTAATTATGTTGCTACAGGACAAAGATTAGGTGCTTTACAATTTTTTGGTCAAGCAAGTGATGCAGGATATGGAGCAGGTGCAATAAAATCTGTTGTAACTACTGGGGGGAATGTAGTGAGAAACTCACACGCAGTAGATTTAACTTTTGAAACAAAAGCAGCAGGTTCAGCAGGAAATGAAGAAAGAATGCGTATAACATCTGGAGGGGATATTTTAGTAAAAGGTACATTTAATACTTATTCATCAACAAATAGAGGTAATATTACATTAAATGGTACTGCAGGAAATATAATAGCATTTAGTAATAACACACAAGCAAAAGGTTATGTATTCCACGATAATACCAATTTTGATATAGTAAATGAAATAGCAGGAAATATTAGCTTAAAAACAGCAGGAACAGAAAGAATGCGTATAGACAGTTCTGGAAATGTAACTATTAATGAAGGAAATTTATTTTTAGGAGCTAATTCATCAAAAACAGGAACTGCATATTTTTGGTCAAATGCAAACGATTCAAGAATGTCTATTGCAAATACTGGTAGTGCTTTTGAATTAAGAGCCACATATTTAAGTACAGCAGGATATAAACCTATTGATTTTTATACAAGTGATTCTTTAAGTATGCGTATAACATCTGGGGGGGATATTCAAAGTAATGCTCTTGGTAGTGGTACAGTTGGTTATGGTTATCAGCTTACTAAACAAAGTGGTTATTCCCAAATTTATTTGGAAACAAATGCCACTCAAGCATTATTTATACAAAGGTTTTA